AGGTACCGTTCCGTTATAGGAGAGTGATGTGCAACGTCAAAGGACGTCCTATTCAGTCTCTAATAAAGGATGATGAAGTTGAAGTTGTGGTGGACTTTAAAGGGGTTTGGAATGTTGGTACTTATTCGGGCTTTTCTTGGATACTCTCGAGCTCTTCGTTGGGTGACTGAGGAAGGTCAATTCTGGTCAAACCAGCCGTCTTGAACCCTTCAAATGTTCGAAGGACACCTTCAAGACGTAAAAGCTCTTCACGCATTCCTTGCATCTTATCCCGAAGTTGTTGAATGTTTTCTTCAATGTGTACGACAGGCATTGTAGTTATTTAAAGTTTATACCCTTTAAATAAGTATAGTAGGATGACAACCCTTACAAGAACAGGGTACCTGGTAAGTGAAGGACCAATTCAAGAAATTAAAAAAGAACTTACGGTAAGACCTATTGTCAATGGGGACTATGGATTTCCTCCACCACCTTTCAAAGTTTTCAGACCGACTAAGAATGGAGTCTGCATTCCAAGATTCTATGGAACTGCTAAGCTTGGAGAGCCTCGGGAAGACAAACGACCCGAACCAGCTCGTATCCAAACCAAATTTGTGGGACAACTCAGAGATGCCACACACCAGAATGAAGCCCTTACAGCAGCAATTAAAGCAGGGCATGGTGTCCTTTCTTTACCATGTGGGTACGGTAAGACGACGGTATCCTTGGCCATAGCATGTAAGTTGGGGTACAGGACCATGATTGTTGTCCACAAACAGTTTCTTGCGGACCAGTGGAGGGAACGCATCCAACAATTCTGCCCAGGTGCCACTATTGGTGTTGTACAACAAGATAAGAAAGAAGTACACTGCGACTTTGTCATCGCAATGCTCCAGTCGTTGTCCCTGAAGGAGTACTCATTCGCAGACTTCGAGAGTGTAGGGACGCTCATCGTAGATGAGGCGCACCATATCTGTGCAAAGGTTTTCAGTCAAAGTCTTTTCAAGATGTGTCCTCGGCACATCTTCGGTCTCTCAGCAACCCCTGAGAGGAAGGATGGTCTCACAAAGGTTCTTCATTGGTTCATGGGTCCCACATTCTTTGCAGTTGAGAGAAAGAATCAGGAACAGGTTGAGGTATTCCCAATTACCTTTGATTCATTCAATTACAGAAATCCTCCACCCTCTATGAGGAATGGGAAGATTTCTATGCCAAACATGATTACCGAAGTTGTTGAGGACCGAGAGAGAAACAAGATGTTAGTGGAACTTGTCAAGAAAGCTTCGGCTGGCACGAGACAGCTCTTAGTACTCAGTGATCGCCGACAACACTGTGAGTTCCTTCACCAATGTTTTCCTAAAACATCTGGACTCTATATGGGTGGTATGAAAGAGGCAGCTCTCCGGGAGTCCTCTGAAAAGAAGATCATCTTCGCGACGTTCAGTCAAGCGCATGAAGGATTAGACATTCCGACACTTGATACAGTTATACTAGCTTCACCCAAATCTGATATTACCCAAAGTATTGGACGCATAATGAGAGAGACGAAGGGGAAGAAGAATAATCCACATATTTACGATGTTCACGATCCATGGTCGATCTTCACGGCGATGTATTACAAGAGAATGAAGGTGTACAGACAGGGTGGTTTCAACATCCGTGGGAAGTTTACTGAGGAGAAGAAGAGTGACTTCCCTCAGGGAAAGTGTCTGTTTTTATAATCTGAACATCTATTAAATGTCTGGTGCATTGATACAACTCGTTTCCAAAGGTGTTCAAGATGTCTACCTAACGAGTGATGAAGGACATTCTTTCTTTCGTATGAAGTTTACTCGACACACAAACTTTTCACAAGCTCCTAAGTTTATTAAAACAATAAGTTCGGCTGATTCGTCTATAACAATTCCAGTTCTTGGGGATGTAATCAATGGTATTTGGTTTGAGGCAACGTCAAGAACGGCTAACATTGCTTCAAATTTGTTTTACAATTCGACCATCGATCTCTTTATAGGTGGTCAAAAGGTTGATTCACAACATTATGATTATTATAGCGATATATGGACAAATTATATGGCTGACACATACAACAAGTCCCAAGAACTCAATAACAAAACATCGACTTCAAACCGAACTTTTGTACCCCTTCACTTTTTCTTTTGTGACCACAAAGCGTTCTTACCTTTAATCGCACTTCAGAGTCATCAAGTGGAAATACGAATTAACTTTGATGAAGCGAATATAGCAACTATTCAAGAAGTGGATAAACAAGCAAAGGTGTACGGAAACTACATCTACCTGGATAGTGAGGAGCGTGAATCTCTCACCAAGCGGAGTATTGATTTTATAATTACACAGACCCAGAAAATTGAAAACGAATTAACGACTGTTATTGATAACACACAGGGGGGTGGATACAATGTGATTGATATTTCGAGTTTCAATCACCCAGTTAAATCTTTATTTTGGGGTTTTGGTGCCTCCAGCGATGATTTTGCAAACGATCGTTTTACATTCTTGAATGCGGATATCCAAATCAATGGCACACCTTTACTCGAAAATATGACCCCACTCTATTTTCACACAGTGCAGAACTATTATAAATCCACTTATGGTCATACAGAATTTATTCCAGAAACTGAGGTACTCTTGTATACGAGATACTTCGCGTATCATTTCTGTATGAATGCTTCTGAATACAATCCCTCAGGTTCATGCAACTTCAGTCGGCTCGATAATGCGAAACTTGTTTTACGTGGTGTGGAGAAGGGTAATCTCAGACCTGGAAATCAACCCATTTCTGTATATGCTGTAAATTATAACGTTCTCAGGATCAAGGATGGTTTAGCGGGAATTTTATTCGGTAACTAAAGTATATGGGTAGAACAGTTCGTTTCGATCAGATTTTTGTAGCGAGTCTAGACGCAGACCCAGTAGAGCAGGACGTTTTGACTTCTGTCAAAAGTATTATTACTTCTGAAATTGATGTCGATGATCTCACTGCCTCGAATAGTATTGAAGCTAAAATTTTTACTGTAACTGGAAAGCTTACTGCGGATGAGAATCTTTTCAAGGTTACTGGACTCAGTAATGTCGTTCGTATGACGAGTACACAAATTGGTATAGGTGCGATCCCTGTAAACGATTTTCAAGTTGGTACGAGTAACGTCGTGATTAACAGAAATGCTACAAATCTCATGACGGTTCGTGGTAATTTAGCCACAACGAATGTGATCGTCTCAAATGTATTACAAACGGTAAATGAGACGGTCAAAATAGATAGTGTTGGATCGAATGTACTGGCGGTCAATGGTGATATGGTGGCAACCAACGTGAACATCGATACGAAACTTACAGTTGGGACATCCGAAAATGTTGGGTCGAATGTCGCTGTTTTCAAGAATGGTAATGTGATAATTGAAGATGGTAGGTTTATATTACATGGTGATATGAATGTGTTCGGGAATGTGTTTGTATCCGATACGACAATTTATCAAACCGTGCAAAACCTTGTCGTGGAAGATCCGGTCATTCTCATGGGTAAAAATAATGGTGCGGGTACGTTCGATACAGCTTTGATTATGTCAGAAGATGTGAATGAGGCGAATCTCGTCTTTGGCTACGACATGTCCGAGAATGAATTTGTGTTGACACGATCCTTTATGGATCCAGAGGATACAATAATTACTTTTGATTCTAATACGATCAACTTACATGTCTATGGACAATTGTATACCGATGGAAATGTTGGCTTCTCGAATATAAATCCTGTACACACAATTGATGTGGGATCAAATGTATATCTCGAAGATACTGGATCGAATGTATTTCATTCGACTGGGAATATATACACACATAGACTTACCGTTGGGACAGGTGGTATAAATGTGGGTGGTTTACTGACAATGAGTCCGGGAACGACGACACCAGTCACCATAAACAGTAACGTCCAAATGAATGCTATACGAACTTCTGGACCGGCACCATCCGGTATATCAAACTTAAATCCCACAGATACATTATCTATTGGTACACGAATTTTCGCAAATGTGAATACTGAAAATGTACTTACTATTCTCGGAAATGTAGCCACTACAAACTTG